AGGGCAAGGACTGGGAGATGGAGCTGCGCCAGCGGGCCAAGGAGATCGCGCTCATGAAGGAATTGGGGCTTCCGGCCAGCGACACCAAGCCGCAGACCGGCCCGGCCCCGGAACCGAATCCAACCGAGGAGAACACAGGCGATGAGTAAGACGCGTTCAAAAGGGCACGATGTGCCCGGCGGGTTCTACATCCGGGCCGAGCCCGGCGGCGTGAAGGTCGTGGCTGGAGCGGCCTCCGCCGACGGAAAAACGCTCCGGCGGTTCACGATGACCGCCTACACCGGCGGCGCAATGACGCTTTCCGGCTGGCCGTATCCGGTGGTCGTGGACATGGCGGGACTGGCCGTCGGCAAGAAGTCGCGGCCGATTTTGATGGATCACGACACGGGCCGGATCGTCGGGCATACCGACGCGGTCGGCGTCGATGGCGGCGCGCTCACGGTGGCCGGGGTCATCTCCGGCGTGGGCAGCGCGGCGCAAGAGGTGGTCGGCGCATCCGACAACGGTTTTCCCTGGCAGGCCAGCATCGGCGCGGCGGTGAAGAAGGTCGTCTTCGTGCCGGAAGGCAAGATGGCCAGCGCCAACGGCAGGGATTTCGCCGGTCCGGCCTACCTGGTCCGGCAGGCGAAGCTGGGTGAAGTGAGTTTTGTGGCGCTCGGCGCGGACGACGCGACGACGGCGAAAGTGGAAGCCGGACGGGTTCCGGCATTCGAGGACAACATCAACATGGAGGTCATGACAATGGACTTCGAGCAATGGATCAAAGCGAAGGGTTTCGAACTCGCGGGGCTGTCCGAGGAACAGACGGCGAGCCTGAAGGCGATGTTCGAGACGGAAACGAACGGTTCCGGGAAACCGGAGAACGAACCCGGCAAGCCGCCGGTCGAGGCGCGAACGCAGCCGTCCGCCGCCGAGGCGGTCATCCGGGCGCGTGAAGAGGCGCAGACGGCGGTCCGCACCGAAAGGGAACGCGTCTCGGCCGTTCAGGAAATCTGCGGCGGCGAGTTCCCGCGCATCGAGCGGGACGCCATCCGCCTGGGGTGGAGCGTGGAGGATACCTCGCAGAAGGTCTTGAAGGCCATGCGGGAGAACCGTCCGCAGGCCGACGTCCACATCCTCACCCGGGCCGACAAGGGCGCGAACTACGACAAGAAGACGCTGGAGGCGGCGCTCTGCCTGCGGGCCGGGATCTCCGACCAGACGCTCGTGAAGGAATACGGCGAGCAGGTCGTCGAGAGCGCCTACGCCAACCGGGAGATCAGCCTCCAGTCCTTGCTGGCCGAATGCGCCACGATGGAGGGGTTGACCGTTCCACGGACTTTCGGCAACGACACGATCCGGGCGGGGTTCTCGACCGTCTCGCTGCCCGGCATCCTGAACAACGTCGCCAACAAGAAGCTGCTGAAGGCCTTCGAGGCCCAGCCCATCGTGGCGACCCGGCTCTGCTCCGAGGGCGAACTGAACGACTTCAAGGAGTCGGAGCGCTACCGCCTGACCGACGTGGGCGACCTCGAACCGGTCGCGCCGGACGGAGAACTCAAGCACGGCGGTCTCAAGGAGGAGAAGGCGACCAACCAGCTCGGAACGTTCGGCAAGATCTTCGCGCTTACCCGCGAGATGATCTACAACGACGATCTGAACGCCTTCATGAAGGTGCCCGAAGGCATGGGCGCGCGGGCCGCGCGGAAGATCGATCAGCTCTTCTTCACGCGCCTTCTGGGCAACCCCGTCCAGGGCGACGGCAAGACGCTCTTTCACGCCGATCACAAGAACTGGCGCGACGGCGCGGACACGGCGCTTTCGGCCGATTCGATGGCGTTGGCCATCCAGATGTTCCTGGACCAGACCGACGCCGACGGACAGCCCATCAACGTGAACCCCAAGTTCCTGCTGGTGCCGACGGCGCTGAAGATGACGGCCCGCGAGCTGCTCAACTCGGTGACGTTCTTCGCCACCGGCAGCGCGAACAAGGCCCGCATCCCGACCTACAACGCGCTGGCGGACGAGGACATCGAGGTCGTAACCAGCCCGTATCTCTCGAACACCAACTACTCCGGGGCCTCGGCCAAGGCGTGGTTCCTGTTCGCCGACCCGGCGGTCGTGGACACGTTCGAGATCGGCTACCTCAAGGGCCGACGCATTCCCATCGTCGAGCAGGGCGAAACCGACCTGGACACGCTGGGCGTGAAGTTCCGGGTGATTTTCGACCTCGGCGTCCGCGAGCAGGACTACCGGGGCATGACCAAATTCAAGGGCGAAGCTTAAACCTCAAGGAGGACAGACATGAGCACCAAGTACATCCAGACGGGCGACGCGGTGGATTACACCCCGGTCGCGGAAGTGAAAGCGGGCGACGTGGTCGTGCAAGGCGAACTCGTGGGAGTCGCCAAGCTCGACATCCCGGCGGGCAAGCTCGGAGCGTTGGCCGTGACCGGCCTCTTCGACTTTCCCAAGGCGACCGGCGCGGCAACGGCCATTCCGGCCGGAACCCGGGTCTACTGGGACGCGGCCGAGAAGGTCGCCAAGGCCGACAGCGAGTCGGGCGCGAACAAGGAAATCGGCAAGACCGTGAAGGCGGCATCCGACGCGGATGCCGTCGTGCGGACGCGCTTGAGCCAGTGAGGAAATGACCGTGGCCGACCTCCTTAAACAAGGATCGAACTGGCTCGAAGACATGCGCGAGGCGCATGCCACACGGCCGGTCGTCTACGTTCGCGGAACGGACTCCGTGGAGGTCGCGGCCACTGTCGGCCGAACCGTGTTCCGGCTCGACAAAGGTTACGGCGTCATGGAGCGGGTCGAGGCGAGGGACTACCTCGTCCTCGGCTCCGCCATGGCGATGAGCGGAGCGGCGATCCTTCCGAAGGCGGGCGACCGCATCCGGGAGATCGAAGGCGGAAAGGCCTACGTCTACGAGGTCATGGCCCCCGGCGGCGAACCGTGCTGGCGCTGGTCGGACCCGTATCGCCGGACGCTGCGGATTCACACGAAACAGATCGCCGTGGAGGACGTGTAAATGGGCGAAGCGCAACTCATCACGCTGGTTATGCAGGGCGGCTTCACGGCGCTCGCTGCCTTTCTGGTTTGGCGGCTCGCATCGGCGAGCGATGCGGATCGTAGAGCCGCGCAGGAGCGCGAAGGCCGCATGGCCAAACGCATCGATCTTCTGGAACGGAATCTCGTGGACCTGACGGCCCAGAGCGTGCGGGCGCAGACCGATCTTTCGACAGCATTGCGGGAGCTGAAGAACACGCTCGAACGCAAACCGTGCCTTCTGGGCGCAGAACGACCCGACGAGGTGAAACATGCCGTCTGAACTGATCCAAATCGCCGATGCGGTCGTGGCGGCGCTGAACGCGGCCACATTCGCCATGCCGTTTACGGCGGAGCGTCACTACCAACCGGTCTTCGATCTGGCGGAGATGAAAGACTTGCATGTCTCGGTCGTGCCGCGAGGCAAGGAGGTCACGCAGGCGGCGCGGGCCATGGGAACGTTCGACTACAAGGTCGACGTTGCCGTGCAGAAGAAGTTCGTGAAGGGCGACGCGGCCGAACTCGATCCGCTCGTGGCATTGGCGGAAGAGATCGCCGAATCGTTCCGGGCTAAACGGCTGCCCGGCATGCCGGATGCCGCCTGGGTGAAGACGGAACACGCTCCGGTCTATGCGCTGGAGCACATGCAGGAACTGCGGCAATTCACCAGCGTGATGACGCTGACCTTCCGCGTGACGAGGTGACGGATGAATAACACGATTATCAGGAAATTCACGGTGTCGGCGGCCTACCAGTCGCTTTCGGCCAAGAGCCGCGAAGTGGCATCGGTCGAGCTGTCCACGCCGCCGACCAACACGGCCGTGGTCTATTTCCAGGGCGACGACGGATCGGACGTGCCCTGGGTGCCCGGCGAATACCACAGCTTCAAGCGGATCAACCTGTCGGCCATCAAGGTCAAGGGCGCGCCCGGAGATCTGGTGACCATCATCGGAGGGACATGGTGATGGGATACTTCGGCGCATCGTCTCCCCTCCTGGTTCTGGCCAGCCCATTGAGCTGGAACATGCTCTGCCACGCCCCGGATGTCGTAGGGCAAGGAACATGGTCACGGGTTTCGATTGGCGGCCCGTTCTCGGCGGCGTTCGCCAACACGTCCAGCGCCAATGGCGATAATTTCTCCGTCAAAGCGCGGGTTCCGAATGGCACCTATCGGCTGCGTTTCAACGCGCTCCGGTATGCGTCCGCCGGGATCGTGGCGTTGGAACTGGACGGCGTGGAGCGCGGACGTTTCGACCTCTGGAGGTCTTCCGCAGACAACTTCAACATCGCCGAGATCACAGGACTCCAGATGGGCGGAGAGCACACGCTCCGTTTCCGACTGGTCGGAAAGAACCCGTCGAGCGGCGGCCACACCTTCCGCTCCAGCGAGATGTCGCTCGTGCGCACGGGCAACCCGATGGCGGCGATGCAGCCTCAATCCACCATGATGACCGAGGAGGTCGCATGATCGCGATGAAGGTCAAGACGAAGATGAACGGCAAGCGGGTCGTGAAGGCCGCCAAATCCGGTTCGATCAAGAGCCTGGGACACGCGGGCGGCGCGCTCCGCATGACGGCCAAGCGCAGCATCAAGCGCGGCAAGACCGAATCGCCGGAAGGCACGCCCCCGCACACGCGCAAAGGTCAGCTTCGCCGGGCGATCCTTTACGCGGTCGAGAAGAGCAAGCAGACGGTCGTGGTCGGCCCG